GTATATCTTTCTGATACTTTCTGTTTATTATATATTAGTATCTCCATATTTATTCAAAAAAACTATCAAGTGTTGCCTTTCTACTATGTTTAAAAAAGTCGTGTTCTTTAGGACCGAAACACCATACGTTTTCTATATATGTAGCAGATTCAAATGCTCTCTTTTCTTCTTCACTTTCAAAAAGTTTATCTGATTTAGGTCTTTGTCTAATCTTCATACCTATTTGACCTAAAAATTTATCTGACATACTATCAACTAACTCATCACTAGAATAATATCTCTTATTTTTAATCTTTGGATCCATGATATTTATTAAAACAAACTTAGATATGTTCATACATTTTTTAGATACAGGTAAATAAAAGTCATCACGCCATTTATTATACTCATCAAACTTAGACCAACTTTGATTTTCTTCTTTATCACCACCTGCGTTATACTTTTCAGTAGAAAAATAAGGTGGACTTGTAAAAGTTACATCAACTTTAGGTAGTTTATCATAAGGTAAATCTTCAGCACCTTTATTAAATATCATCACTTGTTTTTTGCCCTCAGATATAAACATATCTGGTTTTTCAGTAATCTTAACACTATCATTGCCTAATATTTTTTCATAGTCTCTTACTTGTTGTTTATATCTTTCAAATGTGTAAGGATTAGGGTCACAACCTATATACATCTTAGCGTTAGATGAATAGAAACCACATAGTCTATCACCCCAACCACAACTAGTATCTAATACTTTTTCTGCCTCTGTCATATCATAGATAGTTTTTGCTACGACAGGTTTAAATTGTGTTGCTATATATGTACCTAATCTTATAACTTCTATATAACTATCAGGTGATAAATCTTTTGAGCTATTTACACCACGCCATAACCCACCTAATGTTGACCATATCTCTTTAGGTGTGCCGTTTTCCCAAGTGTTTCTAGGTGACTTAAACTGCCAAGTGCCACAATCTAATCTTAAATCTTGGTGAAAGTAATTTGAAGCGTCATTGAATTGTGATGATGATTCTATCAAACCTAGACCATGAGTTTTATAAGGATACTTGTAATCTTCATATTTTTCTAATACAGGATTTTGATTTTGATTTTGAGGTGTACATATCTTAGAAGTATCAAAGTTTTTTAATTTAAAAAATATCTCTCTCATCTTTTCAAATGAGATAGTTCTAAGAGGAAATTTTGGTTTTTCTGTAGCGATATATTCAGATAGTGTTTCTCTAAACACTTCTTTAGTGTAAGTATCTGTTAATCTTTTAAACTGTATAGAATCAACAACAGGCAATCTGTCTTCATTGGCATATTGTTTTAATTCATTATATAAATCACTTTTCATTGTTCCACATCCATAATAATAAACATACAAATAATAGGGGTAGTATACTATAAAATATTGCTAATGTCAAGGTCATACTTCATTGCCCCAACTATGCCAGTTGTTTCTTTTTCTACGAGCAAAGAGTTCAACATAAGGACCATCTAACATATTTTCTATATGGTTATATATAATATCTGGCTTTCTACTATGTTCTTGCCTTTGTTCAACCACTAATTGTGGTATACTCTTACTGTTTCTTTTTGGTTTACCTTTTGTAGCAAGTAAACACATTTCTGGATTTGATCTTGTCCAATATCCTAAACCTGTAAAGAAACCTAAACTCTTACTATTTGTTTTTGCCCATGTAAAACCTACTGTCTTGTACTTGAACCCCCAAGCGTCTATTACTTTAAATGCCTGATCTAATAATGGGTCAACTACCCACATTAACAATACAGAGTTGTCATTAGCAAGTTCACTAACTGGCAACTTACATATATCTTCAAGGTTCATACAAGGATAATGTTGTGTAGCATTTCTACCTTCACCTTTTTTACTGTAACTCTTAAAGTACCAAGGAGGATCAGCATAAATTACACCATATTTGTCTTTTGTATTAAAAGCCATAACTTAATAAAAAATACCTCATCATTAAACATATTAATATAAATCTAGGTATAGACCAATCAGTTCTTATTGCTAATATGCCACCTGTAGCAAATCCCCAATGTAAACTAATCCCTAAAATAAGAATCGCTTCCAACATATCCTATACCTCCTTTTGGTATCATATTAAATGCTATTGAGTACCTGTCTTCATTTGAGTTATTTTTTAAAATCTTGTGATGAACTTCACTAGGAAATAATATCAACATGCCAGGTTTAGGTTCAAACATATAGGCATGTGAATTATAATCATTATGTTCATTTGGTTCTAAGTTGTATCTTTTATCTCTAAAGTCTTCAAACATTATATTACCTGAATTTTTAGGTGTGTTTATATAGAATATGCCACTGTACATACTATTAAAATGATTATGAAAATTAGACTCTTGTTTAGGTTTTGTTATTGTTGCCCACGAGGTTGTTATCTCAAAATTATTATTAGTATATTTCATATACTCATTTTGAAACATTGTAAACTCATTATTAATTTCTTTTACTAATTCTGTAAACGCAGGATTTTTAAATAGTTCTTTTGTTTTAGTTGATAAACTAATGTTACTTGTATCTGTTTTTACACCTGATCTTACTATTTCATAAGTATTCACAACAGACTTAAACATATTTAAATCATCATCTGAAAAATCCAATACTGTCTCATAAAAGACTTTTGAAAATAGTGGTAATACTCTCATTAAAAAAAACTTTCTAAACTTGCCTTAGGTTCAGCCGACCAACCAATGGCAGATAAGATAAAACTAATAGGATCAATAAAAGTTTTTTCAAACTGAGTTTCATAATCAATATATTCTTGTAGTTTAAATTCACTTGGTAGTGTTGTAACATAACTTATTACATCAAACTTAAATGGATTTGCTTCTATTAATTTAATAAACTTAATCTTATCACCATCATTAATATAAGGATACTTATGATCTAAACCTTTTTCTTTTATTTGATGATTATAAATCAAAGCACCTTTTACATGAATAGGCGAACCTTTAATAAACACACTATTACTATCTCTATATTTTTTAAGATTATTACAACTTCTAGGAAAAGATATTTGTTCTGCTTTCAATGTAAAAAATTCTTTCTTAAAATCAGCAATAAACTTTTGTACGTCTGCTTCATCTTTAGTCATAATCATTTTAATACATTCTTTAATTTTACCTCGGCATACTTCAGGTGTTGATGATCTAACTGCCTCAATACCCATAATCTTTAGTTTAGGGTCATCTAATCTAATACCTTCTTCATCTAACACATTAAGAATATATCTTTTTTTAGCAGTCCAGATACCTTTATCTGCGATTACTTCTCGTTTCATTACCATTTTTTGTTGAAAAGCATTTGTGTATTCAGCAACTTCTTTAAAACATTTTTCAATAAATGGTTCAATTTTACCATCAACAACTTTATCAATAAAATTTATAATTTGTTCTTTAGTTTTATCTTTACAAAATTTTTCAACAAGTTTATCTAAAGTTAAGTAAATTGAATCTGTATCAGACGCAACAATATAATCTATCTTATCATGTGTTTTTAATATATCATTCATAAACTTATTTACAGATTGCTCTACATATCTAATTACAAATTGCCCTGCTGATGTGATAGCACTTGCTTGTCTTACATCATAGTATCTAAAATATTGATTACCTACAGCACCATAAGCACTGTTAAGACCTATCTTTTTAGAATACTGAATATTATGACATCTACTAATTTCTTTTAGTAGTTTAGGATCTTTTGTTTTATTGTATTCTGTTTTTGCCGCCATCATTTTCTTTTTATAAACAACACGATCACCATACATTTTTTCCATAATCTCTGGTAAGAAACCTTGACTATCTGTTTTAAACATGGCACCGTTTGGTGTAATTGTAGCACCTTCAGTTTTTAAGTGTGTAAGTGGCGTAGCATGATCTAAAAACTTTTCAACACTAATACCGTTACTTTTTACACCAATAATTTTTTCTGGTGAAATATTATATTGCATTATTAAATGTGGATATAGAGAGTTAATATCAAACGAAACAACCCATTTATGTAAACCAACTAATGGTTCTTTTACATAAGCACCATCATATTTAAATTCTTTTATATTATCTTCTTTAGGTGGTATAACTATATTTTTTTTTCTTAGATGATTATAGATTATAGTATCCCAAAATCTAACTTGTGAAAATACATCATCATAATTAATTTTTGCCTCATACGCCATAGTTAATATAAGTTCAATAAGTTTTAATTTATCTTCTAACTTATCAACAATCTCAACATCTTGGATATTATAATCAACAAATGATTGAAAATCTTTTGTATACCAATCTTTAAATGTTTCATACGGATTATCGTCTTTTAC